GCAACTATGGAAGCAGAAGTGACAACAATAACAAACTCGGTAGGTGGTCAAGAAAATTATGACGACATGGTTCAGTGGGCGCAAGCTAATTTACCGGACTCAGAGATAGATAGTTATGATGAACTTGTTTCTACAGGCTCCACAGAGGTCGCAACTATGGCAGTTAAGGGCTTATACGCGCGATATATGAGCGAAGGTGGGGGATCGTCCGTGAATATCGCAAAGGGATCGACTTCCGGAGCCACCGTTCAGCCTTTTGGTTCGATGGCTCAAGTAACCGACGCTATGAAAGACAAAAGGTATCAGAATGATCCTTCTTATAGGAAAGAAGTAGAACAAAGAATTTCAATTTCAAATTTATAGAAACAAAATAAAGGATAATATGATTAATTACATAATCGAAAATAAGGAACAGCTAGTTACAATAGCGACTGCCACTGTTACTTTAGCATCTCTTGTTAGCGCTTTAACGCCTAACAAAACAGATAACAAGGTAACCGCTATACTTCTCAAGGTTATCAACTGGCTTGCTTTAAATATTGGTAAAGCAAAACCTAAAAGCTAAAACAAATGATAAAACTACTTGTATCTTTTCTGATAAACTTTCCGAAAATTTGCGAGTATCTTTTTAAGATAGTAGAGGCTTATGAAAGGGAAGCTCTTAATCGTAAACGCAAGCGTAATATTGATCTTATCGATGACTGGTTGCAAGACGATTCAACCGAGCAAGATCCCCCATTTTCTCTCGAAACTGAAAGCCCATTCGTTCAGCGCTCCAGAAAAGGAAACAATAGGAGAGATCCTAAAATACGTGAATGAATTAGAACACGCGAGAGACTAATAAAAAGATTTCAACACACAACAAAAAACACAAATAGACCGAAAGGTTTGTTTCGAGTGCGGCCCCTTGCGAGGGATAACTAATAACAAGAACAAATTATTTAGGGCTTTTTTAGTTTATTGAAGTGAGTTGTTTAACAAGAAACAAAACAACAAACATAAAATAAATAAAGAAAGGTAAATAATATTATGGCTGATATAGGCACAAATATACCAAGAGCAGGAAGCGTAGATAACGGAGGCGATAAAGATGCGTTGTTTCTCCAAGTATTTTCTGGAGAAGTATTATCCGCATTTGAAGAAGCAAACGTTATGCGTGACCTTCACACTGTAAGGACAATAACCGAAGGTAAGAGCGCGTCTTTTCCGGTAACAGGAATTGCAAACGCATCTTATTTAACAGCAGGTGAAGACCTCCTAGACGCAACAAATGGTAATCATTTAAGTAAGATTAAGCACAGCGAGAGAGTTATCACAGTTGATGATCTCCTTGTAAGCTCAACCTTTATTGCTGATATCGATTCTTTACGTAACCACTTCGATCTAAGAAGTATCTACTCAAAAGAACTCGGTAAAGCACTTGCTAAAAGGTTCGATCTTGCGGTAATGAAAACACTTGTTGCAGGAGCAGGAGCACCGGCAGCTACAGACCAACCGGCAGGAATTGAAGTCGATGGTTTTGGCGCTGTTAGTAGCGCTGATGGAAAGAAAGTTATCGATGCTATTATAGAAATTGCTCAAAAGTTAGATGAAAATGATATCCCTGATGATGGTGATCGTTTTGCAATTCTTCCTCCGGAGCTTTATTACTTACTAATCGGTGATTCATCACAAAACAACATCGCTCTTAATAGAGACTTTGGTGGTGTTGGGTCTATCGCTGAAGGTAATGTACCGATGGTAGCAGGGATTAAAATCTTCAAGTCAAACCATGTTAAAGACATCGCCGTTGATTTGACAGACGCAAATTACTCCGGTGCCGATGATGGCGACGACGCAGCGAAGAACAACCCATTCGATGATGCCGCAGGTTCAAGCACAGGAGCAGGTTATAACCATGACTTGTCCACTCTGGCTTTTGTTGGCGGTCATAAATCTGCGGTGGGTACCGTTAAGTTACTCGATATCGCTGTCGAGTCCGACTACAACATTCAGAGGCAAGGAAATATCCTTGTCGCTAAGTACGCAATGGGTCACAACTGGTTAAGACAAGGCGCATGCGTTAAGGTTGTTACTACAAGTTAATTACTTGTTATTATAACAACAAAACATCACAAGGAATTGGGTGGGGGAATCAATTAGGTTCCCTCGCCCTTTTCTTTTCTTTCAAACAATTTTATAGAATTTTATGGCTACACTTACAACACAACTAGAAGCATGTAATGTTATGCTTGGTTACATCGGTGAAGCACCGGTTAATAGCATAAGCAACACCGAGGAGCTTCCGGTATCAGCAGCAAACGCAGTTACTATCTTAGAAGAAACTTCAAAAGAAGTACAAAGCGAAGGTTGGCATTTTAACACGGAAAAAGATATTTCTTTAGTTGGTAATGCGGCCACCGGCACAATAACGCTTGATTCTGATATCCTTCAAGTTGATCACGAAGGTACCGATGATGTTGATATTGTGCAAAGAGGAAGTGTTTTGTTTGATAGGAAGAATAACAGTTCTATTTTCAATGATACTATAAAAGTGACTATTGTTAGGTATCTGGATTGGGATAGTCTTCCGGAACAAGCCAGACGCTATATAACACTTAGAGCCGCTCGAGCGCTTCAAGCTCGTCTTGTAGGTTCGAGAGATCTTGAAGCTCTTATAATCCGCGACGAATTTGCCGCGAAAGCTAATCTAGAGAACTCGGATAACAACAACTCGGACAGAACTATATTCGATAATTTCGACGTAGCGAGAAGAATAGGAATCAATAGAAACTATAATCCTTACTAAATGTCATTAATAAACACTTCATTACCCAATCTTGTTCAAGGGGTCAGTCAACAACCTGATACGTTAAAATTCGACGGTCAAGGTAAGGAGCAGATAAACGCTTTATCTTCTGTTGCTGATGGTTTGAAAAAGAGGCCAAACAGTAGATACGTTAAACAACTCATAGCTGACGAACTTGACGATGGAGCCTTTGTTCATTTTATAAACAGGGATAAAAACGAAAAGTATGTTTTAATTATAGACAACACTATAACCAATGACACTACAACAGTACGTGTATATGAAATATCTTCATCAAACTCTGTAATAACTTTGAATGATGTACAATCAGGGAGCAGCACCTTTACATCCACAAACGATTACTTATTTGTTCCTGCTAATACAAAACCGAAAGATGTTCTTAAAGCTCTGACAGTTGGTGATACAACGTTCATCCTAAACACAACTAAGAAAGTTACTCGTAAAACAGCAGCAGCCGACAAAAGCAAACCTTTTAGTGACGCAGATAATAACAAAGCTCTCGTGTTTGTTAAGCAAGGCGATTTTCACACTAACTACATAATAGAGATTGAATACGCAAATCCAAACAATTCTAATAATATTAAAACTGTAAAAGCTGTTTTCACTTCTCAAGAAGCTGAATCAACAGGTAAAGGCCCAAAAGCAAGGGGAGGACTTATAGCTCATAACATAAAAGAAAACCTAAAGACTGCCATAAATAACACAACCCCACCGCCAAACACAGAATCAGGTGACGTAGCCTTAGACGGATTTACTATTTCTGACATAGAGTTGTACGGAGTAACAGCAGGAGACGCAGGAGATCGTTATGGTTATCCTGCTTTTTCTATTTCAAGAACAGACGGCGTAGAATTTAAAATAAAAGTATCAGATAGTAAAGGGGGTACAGCACTTGGGTTAGCTTACAAAGAAGTTGATTCAATATCTGACTTACCTAAGTCTGCTCCTAATAACTTTAGAATCAAAGTAAGAGGGTCTGTTGAGGATAACGAAGATGACTTCTTTGTGAAATTTGAAACTAACGACGGTACTACAAGTAGTGATTTTAGTGATGGAGGTTTTATAGAAGATGTGGGGTTTGATGAATTTATAACATTAGATGAAAACACGTTACCTTTTAAACTAGTTAACAACTCGCCTAATAATTTCGATCTAAATCCCTGTAATTGGAAAACAAAGCAGGTGGGTGATAACGATACAAACCCCTTCCCCTCGTTTTTTAATTTAGACACAAATAGTAACCCAGACCGATCTATATCAAACCTTTTCTTTTTCAAGAACCGGTTAGGATTCCTTTCAGAAGGAAGTGTTATCTTATCAGAAGCCGGTGAATATTTTAACTTTTTTAGAACTACAGTAAGATCGCTAATAGACTCAGATCCTATAGACGTAAACGTGGCTAGTAAAAAAGTTACAAAACTTAAATCAGCGGTAGCATTTCAAGAGAACTTAATATTATTTGGAGAACGAGGACAGTTTGTTCTTCGTGGGGGTGAACTGTTAACACCAAAAACAGTCTCAATAACACCTGTTACGAACTTTGAAACTGACACTAGTACAACACCTCTTGAACTAGGGAGCTATATTTACTTTCCATTCACTCGTGGTTCTTTTTCCGGTATAAGAGAGTTTACTGTAAACGCAAGTACAGACATCTATGACTCGGTAGAAATCACAGCACACGTACCTCAGTATATACCTTCTAGTGTTCTCGATATAGCCGGATCTACTTCAGAGAATTTAATATGCCTTGTCAGTAATAACACTGCTGACGAGACTAAGAACATGTACATCTATAAGTATTATTGGCAGGGTAACGAAAAATTACTTTCTAGTTGGAGTAAATTTACTTTTCCTTTTAACATAAGAGGTATCGAGTTTGTAGAGAGTGACCTGTTTATTGTTGCAGCAAAAAACAACAAAACTGAGTTACTAAAAATACCGATGGAAGAGAAACTTACTGATATCAATACTACGTTCACTACATACCTAGACATGCGCGTCGAAGACACAGTTTCCTCTACAGGCCAAATAACTTTACCTTATACACCGGATAGCTCCGATGAAGTTCAAGTATACTCGAGAGAGTCCGGAGACACAAAAGCAGGGGCAAAAATACCGGCCTCTTTAAATGGTAACGTTTTAACAATATCAGGTCATAACCTAATGCCTGTATGGGTTGGTATAAAATACGAGATGAGTTATACGTTCTCGGAACAACTATTTAAACAACGAGCAAACAGAAATAAAAGCCCGTCAGGTTATCAACGACACTTTCTAAAAGGCGGTACTTTATTCTTTGATGATAGCTCATCGTTTCGAGTAGAAGTTACACCTAAAGCGAGGAAGACTTACAAAAATGTTTTTAGTAGTACAATAATTGGAGCTACAACAATAGGAACTCTTCCAATAGAGTCCGGTTCGTTCTCGTTTCCCATCATGTCTTCAGCTAAAGACACAATGATAAAAATTGTAAATGACTCGGCTTTACCGGCAAATTTTCAATCAGCAGAATTTGAATCATTTATTCACTCGAGATCTAAGCGTGTTTGATAGAATTATAGTTCGTTATGATAAAACAGATGTGATAGACGCGCATCCCGATCATGCCGATTACTTAGCAGACAAGTTAAGAGAAATAGATGTGATTGAGTGTATGGCCTTTGGGACAAAACCAAAAGAAGCCTTACTGTCTGCTTTTGAATACGACACGGCGACTATGACCGTTGTAGACAAAAACAACAAGCCCCTAGCTATGTTTGGTGTAGGCGAAAACGGTGACAAAACACCTTATGTCTGGATGCTTGGAACAAAAGAATTTCCAAAGGTAGCCAGAAGAGATCTAGTCAAACACTCAAAGACATGGATAAATGAGCTTCTTAAAATCACAGGAGGTGCAGCGGTGAATTTTGTCCATTGTTATAACCGTCCTGCTGTTCGATGGCTCGAATGGCTAGGAGCAAACTTTACCCATAAACTAACAATCAAAGGCGAACCGTTTTATAAATTTATTTTAATCAACCACGAAGTAATAGACCAATATTATGTGTAGTCCATTAATAGTCTCCTCCATCATCGGAGGCGCTCAAACCTTATCTTCCATTCAAGGACAAAGGAATCAAGCAGACGCTCAAGCGCAAGCGCAAGCGATGGCTTCTAAACAAGAACGAGAACGTTATCTTGCCGAGGTCTCTGCTATGAGAACTCGTCAGCAACAGGAAGCCATAACTAGATCGCAGAGCTTGCAAGAATCTTCTAGAAGAGCTATGGAAGCTAGAGCTACTGCAACTGTTTCAGCAGCAGAAGCCGGAGTAAGCGGTCTTAGTGTCGATGCTTTACTTGGTGATCTATCAAGGCAACAAGCAGATTACGAATTTTCAGTACAACAACAAGCAAGACTAACCGACGTAAACAGGCAAATGGCTCTTAACGAAGCCGGTATAGGTTTTAGTCGCAATATGCTTAGAATAAACCAACCCATACAACAACCGGATTACCTCGGATCTGTAGTAGGCGGCTTGCAATCAGGCTTGAGCACCTATGGAGTAATTCAAGATTCCGGATTATTTGAATAATAAAACAAAAAGATGTCAGAAAGAACACAAGTTAATTTAAACTTAGGAAAGGTGTCAGCAACACCTTCAATACAAGCGGTAGGTGGTACTAACCAAGTGTCCGTTCCACCGGTTTTGAAAGATAACGATTTTTTAAGATTATCTAGAGCGTTGTCGCAGTTTGGAAACCTTGCAGGACAAGCGAGTAACATTAACATGAAACTCGGTAAAGAAGCTGCTGAACAACTTTCTAGTGATGAAATAAACGATATTATAGAAGGCAAGATTCCGGCACCAACCGGTGGTGCTTTAGGTAAGCTAGGTTTCCAGAAAGCATTTCATCAGATATCTGCGAAAAGATGGTTTGATACAAAAGGTGTACAACTATACACAGACTTAGAAAACAAGATAGATGCTCAAACTGACATCTTCATAAAAAACTCCGTACCAATAGAACAAGTACAAGAGTATGTGCAAAAAGAAATAAACGCTCTTGAAGCTGATATTAGCAAAACCTTTGAAGGTAACACCTTTGGAACTCGTGTAAAAAATCTTTTAGGGAGCGAGCTATCTTCTAGGATAATGCAAGGAGCAACAAGCGGATACGAGAAGAAGCAGTTAGCTTACTTGAGATCTGCTAACGAAGAGAAAAGGATGAACGACTTTGCCGGTGTCGTTTTAGGAGAAAGCGAGGAAAGCCTTAAAGGTTATTTTTCTCGTGTGCAAAAACTTTACGCTCAAGAAGGTTATTCTGGGCAAGAAATAAATTCTTTATTCAACTCTACTTTTATAAAAGGTTTAGAATTAGCTATGGCTACCGATCCAGATATTGCAAGCGGAATGATTAAGCAAGCTAAAAACCTAACGATAAACGGAAAACCGGCGTTTGGTAGTATGGAATCTCGGTTACAAATGGCGTTAGCTAGGGGAAAAATTAGCAAGATAAGAGAAGCCGAGCAAGACAGTGATTTTACAGATGCAGAGTTAAGAGGTCAATTTACCGGCCCTGTTACCACTTTCTTTAAAATACTTAAAAGACACGAGGACAATAATGAAACTCCTCCAAAAGACGGAACAGCGCATTCGTATTTACTAACTGGATTTAACAATCTAAACATTAATGGAGGATTAACAGAAGCCGGTATATCTCCGGAAGAATTAGCAACATCTATAATGAGTAATAAAAACCCAAGGTTGGGTTTTGTAAAAATGGTGGCTCAGTTATTACAAAAAGAAACAGGTTTAGACCCAAAAACATCATCTATATTAAGTATATCCCAATCTGATATAAACGAGGAAATACGGAAAATAAATCAAGCTCCACCAGAGATTTTTATTGGACTTACTCCTAATGAAAAAAAGGATTTAAGAGAAAAAGCTAGAAAATACTTTAAGGACAATCCAAAAGGCGACGCTGAATCTTTCATGAGGATTCAAGAACTCGGTGAAATGGAAGCACCATTAGGTGTTAAAAAAGAGTACGAAGAAGCGCTTTTGATTAACCAAAATATACCGACAACAGCAACTTTAAACGGGCTATTAGGTAGAGAGCTTTCTGTTGTAAGCGATGACCCAAATTTGTCTTTAGTGTTCAAAGGTGACGACGAAACAGCACCGGCGTTTACGAAGGACTATATAGAAGCAATAAAAACTGAAGCTATTCTTAGAATTGAAGCAGAGCTTAGAAAATTTGCTGAAAACAATATATCAGAAAATACACCTAACAAAGAGCAAATAATGTACGATCAAGCGGAGATCTTAGCAAAAGAAGAAACAAAAGATTTTCTTTTACAAGCTACGGTTCTACAAGTTCGGATAGAAGAAGAGTTTGGAGATACAGGTTTTCCGGCTGAAACAGATCCACAGAAAATAAGAGCTAATCGCGTCCAACGTATGTTAGGTTTTAAATTGGAAGAAGGCGATGACCCTGATGACTCGCCTTTCTTTACGGAAGGGGCAATAACAAAATTGAACGTAGTGGATAACCCAAAACTTGAACCTTATAAAACTTTAAACCGTGAGTACGCTAGAACATTCGCAAAGGGTGAAAGAAATTTAGCCGACGCAAAAACCAGAAAAGAAATAGACGCAGATTTTAAGAAAGCTAGGAAAGCAGAGGACGACGAAGCCTTAGAATTATTGATGAAGTTCTACGGTTACAAAACAATAGACTTTACTACAAAAGATATAATCAAAGATTTTGACGCAACAGATTTATGGTGGACTGATGTGAGTCTTTTTCAAAACAGAGAAGAACTAAATAATACCGTAAAAATGTTCTTAACCCTTATGAAGAAAGTTGAA